CAATGGCGCGCAAATTGCGCAGCCTGGGCGTCGGTGTGCACAGCATCAATCCGTGGGTCACTCCGCGCCTTGAAGGACACCGCTACAGAACTGACGGCCTCGTCATCAACTGATGCTGCCATGTTTATGGCTGTTGAGATGGCCGTGGACAACCTTTACCGCCGTGGCGAGGCCACGCCCGAGAACATACGCGCCGCCGTTGCCGAGATTTGTCAGGAGAGACCATGACGCTGTACGCCAGCACCGCCGACATTAAGGCGGCATTGCGAGTCACTGACAATGTTGATGACTCGCTGATCTCCATGGCAGGCTCAGCGGCCTCGTCACTCATTGACGGCTACTGCGGGCGCACCTTCGGCACAGTGTCTGAGGTTCGCTACTTTGCGCCAGACAACGGCTACCTGCTGCATGTGGACGATCTCGCTGGCACTGCCATCACTGTGGAATCCAGCACCGTCAGTGACCAAGTCTTTGATGTCACCTGGGCCGTCACCGACTACCAACTAGAGCCACTAAACGCTTACGCAGACGGCCTTGACTGGCCCTACACCCGCTTGCGCGCCATTGACACTCGACTGTGGCCATATGCCTGGGGCGAGGCCACGGTGCGCATCACGGGCACCTGGGGTTGGCCAGCGATCCCTGCGCAGATCACTCAGGCCGCTGTCATTCAAGCCATGCGCATCTTCAAGCGCCTAGACTCACCGCTGGGTGTTGCCGGCTTTGGTGACCTCGGCGCTATGCGCGTATCTAAGGGCTTAGACCCTGACGTGGCCCAACTTGTTGCGCCTTTCGTCAAACACGTTGGTGTTGCCTAATGGCCACGATTTCGGCTATCCGCACAGGCATCGCCACCAACCTGGCGGCCATTAGCGGGCTGCGCACAGCAGCAACAATGCCTGACCAGCCCAACCCGCCCATTGCCATTGTCATGCCGCAAAGCGTGTCCTTTGACACCGCCTACGGGCGCGGCCTTGACACCTACGAGTTTGTGGTGCTGACCATTGTTGGTCGAGTGGATGAACGCACCGCACAAAACTTGCTGGACGGTTACTGCAACCCCACAGGAGCCACCAGCATCAAGACCGCCATTGAGTCCGACCGGACTCTAGGCGGTGAAGTGCAAGACCTGCGCGTAACCGAAATGCGCAACTACTCGTCCGTTCCGGTAGGTGAGATCACCTACCTGGCGGCTGAGTTTGTTGTGACTGTCTACGCAACCTAAGAAAGAAGGGCAACCCCATGGCCAAGTTCGTGGCTACCGACTACAGCATCACCATCAACGGTGACGACTTCAGCACCTCGCTGGCGTCCGTTGATCTGTCCATTGAGTCTGACGACGTGGAAACCACTGCCTTTGGTGGCGAGTGGCGCACCCGCGTTGGTGGCCTCAAGTCGGCCTCGCTGACTCTCGACTGGCACCAAGACTTTGGCAGCTCCAGCGTGGACGCCACGCTGTACCCGCTGCTCAACACCATCGCCACGGTCGTCATCAAGCCGACCAGCGGCGCGGCATCAGCAACCAACCCGTCCTACACCGCGACCTGCCTGGTGAACGCCTACCAGCCGTTCGCGTCCTCGGTTGGCGATCTCGCAACTCTCTCGGTGACGTGGCCGGTTTCGGGCACCGTCACTCGGGCGACGGCCTAGCCACAGCCCTTAGCCCCCTGTAAAGGAGTTCTGCGCCATGATGAATGTTGCCCTGTCGGTTGAATACAGCGATGGGTCGGGCGTGGTGGTAAACGCGACCACGCCCGACCTCATTGCCTTTGAGCGCAACTTTGACAAGCCCTTCACGGTGTTTGCCGACAGCCTGCGCCTTGAGTATTTGGTCTGGCTTGCCTGGCAAACACTCAAGCGCCAGGGCAAGACAGCACTGGAGTTTGACCCGTGGGTTGAGACCGTTGGCGGCATAAGCCTGGGTGAAGCGGTAGACCCGGTCCCTTTGGAGAGTCAAGCGCCCACTGGCTCCTAGTCCACTTGGCATACGAGTGGCGGGTGTTGCCGAGCGATTTGGCTAACGAATCGCCACGAATGTTGGCGACCATGTACCGCTATTTGCGTTGGCGGGCTGGTGAACAGCGGAAGGCGGCGAGCAAGTAATGCCATTGCAAATTGAGATTGATACCGACATAGCCGCCTTCATCAATCGCCTTGAGAAGTTTGACAAGGAAGTTAGCAAAGAACTGAAAAAGAACATGCGCGCTGGCGCTAAACATGTCGTTGATGCTGCCCGCCAGGAACTAAGCAGGGTGCCAGACCCTCCCCTAAGCAACTGGGCATATTCGTGGGTTGAGCAAGACCGCACAGAAAATGTGCGCAACTTGGTTTACAGCGCAGCAAAAGCCAAGAGTGGACTCAAGGTAGCAACGTTTCGCGCTCGCCGACGAGGCCGCACAGTTGGCTTTGGGTATCAAGCAGTGCAGAAAGATCCAGCAGCATCAATCTTTGAGCTTGCGGGGACGCGTAATGCGATTTCCACGGCAACTCGCGCTGGCTCATACACATTCAATGCAAACATAAACAGGCGCTACAAGCGTTGGCGTATTCCTCGCCTTTTGTATCCCGCTTACTACGTCGGTATGCCCAAGGCGCGTGAAGAAATGCAGCGAGCACTCACTGAGGCACGCAGAAGGGTTGGACTCTAATGGCTAAAGATGGCATCAGAGTTCACATCTATGGCGACTACGACGATAAGCAAATAAACAAGGTCCAACGTGATCTTGAAAGCCTTAAGACCAATGCTGGCCAAACTCAACAAAAGTTCGGCGCAATGTCTAAGGGCATGAAGATCGCCGGCGCAGCCATCGCCGCTGCCGCTGCTGCTGCTGCCTACGGTGTTGTGCGATTTGCCGGCGAAAGCATTAGCGCCGCCAGTGATCTTGAGGAATCGCTGAGCAAGGTGCGCACCGTCTTTGGTGACGCATCAGGCTCTGTTGAGACCTTTGCCAAGGACGCCGCCGTCAATCTCGGTTTGTCGGAGCAGGCAGCCCTTGAGGCCACGGGCACCTTTGGCAACTTGTTCACCGCCATGGGTATCAACGCTGGCAAAGCGGCGGGACTGTCCACTGAGGTTGTGCAACTCGCTGCTGACCTTGCCTCGTTCAACAACATTGACGTACAGGAAGCCATTGTTGCTTTACGCTCTGGCCTGGTCGGTGAGACCGAGCCGCTGCGCCGCCTGGGTGTCAATCTGTCTGCAGCACGCATTGAGGCTTATGCACTAGAGAGTGGCCTGGTTGCTACCAAGGGCCAACTCGATGCTGCGACCAAGGCTCAGGCTGCCTGGGCACTAATTACGCAAGATGCTGCAACTGCGTCTGGTGACTTTGCTCGGACCTCCGATGGACTTGCTAACACGCAGCGCATCTTGCGCGCTGCTGTAGATAATGCAAGTGCGAGTGTCGGCAAAGGCCTGGTTATTGCATTACAGGATGCTACACAGCAGGCTGGTGGTCCTGAGGGACTAGCAAATGCCATTGAAAGTGTGGGCGAGGAAATCGGCTACATGGTGCGCGGCGGCGCAACCGTTATCCAATATCTTGACGATTTGGCTGATGGTTTCAATGAAGTAGCCAGGCGCGCCGGTTTTGCTGACGAGGACACCGACAACCTGGGCAAGCAGTTGTCACGGCTATTGAGTCGTGGACCACAAGAAGGCATCAAAGTCATTGGCAATGCACTTGCCGATTTGGGTCGAGAGCAGGAGGCAGCGGCAGCAGCCACTGCTGCAATGGCTGATGTCATGTCTGGCTCAGTCAAGCCCGCTGATCACCTAGCCAACTCATTAGACAATCTACGCGCTAAGACGGATGCCGCTGGCGATGCTGCCCGCGCCTACGTCGAGCAGACCGGCGTGCAGTTGTTCCAGATCCAGGCCGCCAACAAGACTTACCGTGATGCTGGTGTGCGAGCACATCGCATGGCTGAGGACACCCGCGAGGCTGCTGAGGCTGCTGACAAATTGACGAGGTCCACTGGGGCCTCCGCTCGCAGCGTTGACAAAATGCGCATCAACTTCAAGCAGGCCGCCAAAGACTTTGGTGATGCGCGGGTCAGCATTGAGGGCGACGCAGTCAAGGTCAGCGAGGCCCTTGGTAATGCCTTTGAGGCTCGTACTGAGGTGTTCCGCAACGTCGTGCGAACCCAAGTAGGCATCATTCAATCGGCCACCGCTGAGTTGGACTCCTACGCCGATAGCGTCACTAACACCATTCTTGGCAGCCTCGACTTTGCTACCACTGACGCTGAGGGCAACCCCTTGACGCCTGAGCAAATCTTCCAGGCAATCATGGGCGACATCGACAACCGTGAAGCGGCGGTCAAGGCCATCGCTGAGTCCAACATTATGACTCGCTTACCTGAAGCCTTGGCGCAAAAAATCCTGACGCTGCCACCTGATGCGGCTGTGGCTCTGGCTAACTACTTCAGCGCTAATCCGGCGCAATTGGAGCAGCTCACAAACAATTACAACGCTTTGGCGACATACACCAAGACAGCGCTAGGCGTGCCAATGGCTGAGACCTTTGCCAAGGTGGGCGACGAGTCGGCGGTGGAGATGATCGCCAATGCCCGCGAGCGCATCGGCAAGGCAGCCGACAACTTCAAGAAATACGTCAAGCGCAAGTTGTCCACCACCATCACTGTTGGCGTGCGTTATCAGGCACTCAACAGCCTGCCTGGTGTCAGCGGCGGCACTATTGACGTGCAGACAAGGGCAAATGGCGGCCCGATTAGTGCAGGGATGCCAACGCTGGTGGGCGAGCGTGGGCCTGAGTTGATTGTGCCCGCTGTTGATTCCACGGTGGTGCGTAGCGAATACATGCCACGCGGCGGCGGCTCGACTATCAACCTGACTGTCAATGCAGGCATGGGCACCGATGGCCGCCAGGTTGGTCGGCAGATTGTTGAGGCGTTGAAGCAGTATGAACGCAGCAACGGCCCGGTTCCGATCAAGGTGGCCTGATGGCTGTCAAGGTTGTCTTTGCCTTTGACCAGGACGCTGGCGGCGTCACTAACTTCTTTCAGTTAGATGACACAGTCAAGGGTGTGCTGGATAACACCACCTACACCCTGGGTGGTGCGTTCTCGCTGGTTAATGTCACTGAGTATGTGCGCACTCTGACGATCTCTCGTGGCCGCTCGCGGCTGCTGGATCGCACGCAGGCAGGCTCAGCGAACATCACCCTAGACAACCGTGCTCGACTGTTTGACCCCACTGCTGGCACAGCCATCAGCCCGTACTCGTCCAGCATCCTGCCGCGCAAGAACGTGCAAGTGAGCGTAGATGACCAGCCGGTGTTCTCAGGTTTGGTGGATGACTGGAACCTGGACTATGACGTGTCGGGCGACAGCACCACTACTGCTGTTTGCGTGGACGGCTTTGTCACCTTGGGTCAGGTTGCCGTAGGCACAGCGACCCGCTCGGCGCAACTGTCTGGCACTCGTATTGATGCTGTGCTGACAGAGGCTGACTGGCCAACGAGCAAGCGGGCGCTGGATACCGGCGAGGTGTCGCTGCAAGCCGACACCCCAGGCGAGGACACCAACGTGCTCGCCTACATTCAGACGGTCACTGACACTGAGTTTGGCGTGTTCTACATGGACCGCGCTGGCTTGGCCACGTTCATTGACCGCGACGGGGCGCAGGACTTCACCACGCCCACGGTGCTCGGCGGCACGGGTATCCCGATCTCTAGCGTGCAGATTGATTACGGCACTGAGCAGCTCTACAACCAGGTAACGATCAGCCGTGACAACGGCGGTACCGCTGTGGTGACTGATGCCACGAGCCAGACGGCCTACGGAATCAGCGAGTTCTCCAAGAGCGGCCTACTGTTTGACAACGACACCGACCTGGACACGCTGGCTGATTACCTGCTGAGCAGATACAAAGACCCTGTCTACCGCATCCAGCAGGTGTCGGTGTTGATGCAAGGCCTAGGCACCGCTGATCGTGCCGCCGTGGCGGCGCTTGATGTTGCCGACCCGTTGCAGGTGACATTCACTCCAGCTGTCGGCTCGGCCATTACTCAATACGCAACGTTGGACCGCATTGAGCACACCATCAGCCCTGCCTCGCATGTGGTCACGCTCAGCATGTCGCAGGCGCAGCCGTCGTTCATTCTGTCGGATGCGGTGTTCGGTGAACTTGATGATGACCGGCTTGGGTTCTAGGAGGTAGCGCAGTGGCGGGACAGGGTTTCAAGACGTTCACGGCTGGTGATGTTTTGACGGCTGCTGATGTGCAGGGGTACATCATGGATCAGGCGTTCATGGTGTTCGCGGGTACTGCTGCGCGTGCGTCTGCTATCGCGTCCCCTAGCGAGGGAATGTTCACTTACTTGGCTGACACGGATTCAATCGAGTATTACGACGGATCAGATTGGACGGCGCTCTAATGGCTGCTGGTGGTTTCAAGACGTTCACGGCTGGCGATGTTCTCACCGCTGCTGACACTAATGATTATTTGATGCAGGGTGTGTTGGTGTTTGGTGGGACGGCGGCGCGTGCGTCTGCGATTCCTTCACCGGTTGAGGGTCAGGTGACGTTCCGCACGGATGATGATGCGCTGGAGTTCTATGACGGGTCTGATTGGACTGAGGTTTCCGGTGGTGCGCTCGGTGGTGCTGCTATCTCTGACACGCCTACGGGTAACTACTCGTCTGGTGGTGTGACGTATGACTATTGGGAGTTCAATGCGTCGTCGTCTATCACGGTGTCGCAGGCGGGGTTGGCTGATGTTCTCGTTGTCGGTGGTGGGGGTGGCGGTGGACGCAACGGAGGCGGCGGTGGCGGCGCTGGTGGCTACCTAGAGACTGCAAACGCCTACCTAACTACCGGAACTCTAACTGTTACCGTTGGTGCTGGCGGCAGCAATGCACCTACTACATCTGCGCCTGCTTTTCCCGGTAATGGTAGCCGCGTTGGAAGTTATTACGGCGTCGCTGGTGGCGGTGGTGGTACGGCTTCACTAAAAGCCACAGACGGCGGCAGCGGCGGTGGTGAAGGTGACGGTGCTGTAGGTGTTGGCGGATCTGGATTGTCAGGTCAAGGCAACGATGGTTCTGAGAACTTTAGTTCTTCGGGCGGCGGTGGTGGTGGTGCAAGCGCAGCGGGTGTTCAAAGCGCTGTAAGTGGCACGGGTGGTGCTGGTGGCGCTGGATCATCTAATGCGTATACCGGGAGCAGCGTAGATCGTGCTGGTGGTGGCGGTGGTGGCGGTAGCAGCACGGGTGGTGCTGGTGGCGCTGGTGGTGGCGGTGCTGGGGGTGGTGCTGGTGTTGCAGGCTCTAACGGCACAGTAAATACGGGTGGAGGTGCTGGCGCTGGTTGGTCAGGTGAAGGCGGCAACGGTGGTAGCGGTAAGGTTGTTGTTCGTGTAGCGCGTCCTTACACCCCTGTCGCTGGATTTGCGAGCATCGGTAATACTGCTACGGGTTCGTACAGTTCGGGTGGTGCGACGTACTCGTATTACGAGTTCACGAGTAGCGGCACGTTGACGGTGAATCAGGCTGGGTTCGCTGACATCCTGCTGGTTGGCGGTGGGGGATCAGGCGCGGGAGGTAATGCTTTCCAAGGCGGCGGCGGTGCAGGCGGCCACCTATACGCGACAGGAACTTATCTACCTTCGGGGTCGTTGACCGTAACTGTCGGTGCGGGTGGTGTCGCTCGCGTACCAAGTCAGAACGAAGGCCACGCAGGACAGAACGGTGTGGCAAGTTCTATCGGTGGCATTTATTTCGGACCCGGTGGTGGCGGTGGTGGTGCAACAAGTATTCAGACAACGCCAACGACAGCAAGTCCCGGCGGCGTCGGTCTGAATGGTGGTTCTGGCGGCGGTGCATCGGGTTTCAATACCGGCAGCGGTCAAAGTTCCGGCGCTGGCATTTCTGGTCTTGGAAATAACGGCGGTTCCGGTGATGGAGCCGGTGGTGGCGGCGGCGGTGCAGGCGCGGTCGGGGGTAATGCCTCAGGGTCTACGGCTGGCGCGGGTGGCGCAGGCTCAGCCAACTCTATTACCGGGTCCAGCGTCACACGCGCAGGTGGCGGCGGCGGTCAAGGCACGACGGGTGGCTCTGGCGGCACAGGTGGCGGTGGTGCTGGCGCTAGTGGACTCGGGCCGGGAACCGCTGGTACCGCGAACACAGGCGGGGGCGGTGGCGGTGGCGCTGGCAGTACTAATGCAGGCGGCAACGGTGGCAGCGGTGTTGTGATCGTACGAGTACGCACAGCGTAAGGAAACATTCATGGGTATTCACAAACTAGACGGAGGTCTGTAATGGCACACGCGGCACGCATCGAGGACGGCATCGTCCGTGAAGTGATCGTTGTCCCTGATGATCTTGGCGGCGACGAGAACGACGCAGCGGTGGAGGCGTACATCCACGGCATCGGCTTGCATGGCACTTATATTCGCACCTCGTACAACGGCAACATTCGCGGCAGGTACGCCGGTATCGGTTACCGCTATGACGCGGAGTTGGACGAGTTCATCGCACCGGAGCCACCGGCTGAGGAAGAAACCCCGGCAACGTGAACGCAGCAGAACTAATCGGCATTGTCGTCGCGTGCATCGCTATCTTGACGGCGATCCTTGGCGGCATGTTGTGGTTGATTCGTGCGCAGGTGGCTATGCAGAAACAGTTTCAACCTAATGGTGGTCAGAGTGTGCGCGATTCTTTGACTCGTATAGAGACCGACGTGCGCGAGATCCGAGGCAAGGTTGATGACCACATTGAGTGGCACATGGACCAGCGCTAGACCTAACTAACCCAGGCCCCCACAACCGTGGGGGCTTTTGTTATGCCCGACAACCTGCGGAGGTAGATATGTGGGCGTTGTCATTTTGGAAGCAGACCGCTGAGCGGGCGATCAAGACAGCGGCCCAGGTCGCCTTGTCGTTCTTTGTCGTCGGCCAGACCGGCATCTTGGACGTAGACTGGCAGCAGTTCGCGTCCGTCACCGCCATTGCCGCCATGGCCTCAGTGCTGACCTCCATCATCTCCACGGGCGTCAATGACCCTGAGAACCCCAGCGCTGTATGGGTCAATGATGACATTCGCTAAGCGCCTGGAGCGCGACCTAGAGCAGCGTCTGGGCACCAAGGTGGTGTTCATTCCTGGCTGGGAGCGCAAGCGCCGCAATATCTCGTGGCGGCGTAGAAGCAAGCCCGTGGCCTTGATGGTGCACCACACTGCTGGAGCTGCGACTCAGTCCCGCAACCCCAACAACCCTGGCAACCAGAAGGGTGCCAACGCCGGCATCATCAACTTTGTGCAGAACCACTATCGCGTGCCTGCCGCTAACTTCACGCTGGACCGTGACGGCACGGTGTACGTCCACTCTGCCTGGCCGGTCTGGCACGCTGGCCGTGGCTCGTTCAAGGGCGTCAAGCGCTTTGCTCGGCTCAACGTTCCCGATGACATGGGCAACGACTACATGCTAGGCGTCGAGGTAGTCAGCAAAGGCCTCAAGCGCGACTTCACCAAGGCACAGAAGGTATCCCTGGGCAAACTCGCCAACGCCTGCAAGGACGCTGCCGGCTGGAAGGGCTTTTACATGCGGCTGCCTAACCACAAGACTTGGGCACCTCGACGCAAAGTGGACTCGCGCTACAGCCTCAGGGCACTGCGGCGTTGGGCGGCGCTCTACCGGTGAGCCTCGCTGACCGATTAGATCCAGCCTTGCGGCCTAGCCGTGGCGCTAGTTGTCGCCTAGGTCGAGTGTTGGAAGAACTAGACGAGCGTGACCGCCAGGCGCTAGGGGCTGCCCTGGCTACTGAGATAGGCAACCCTGACCGCGTCACCAGCGTTGAGATTGGTGAGGCCCTGCGCGCTGAGGGGTACGACGTCCACAACCGGACCATAGACACCCACCGCAAGGGGGCGTGCAATTGTGACTTTGGCAACGAGGCTGCAAGAACTCCGACCACAACCAGCCAAGGTTCTGACTCTAGACATTGAGACCGCGCCCGCCCGCGTCTTTGTCTGGTCACTCAAGCCTGACTATATTTCGCCTAACCAGATCATTGAGCCATCGCGCATGTTGTGCTTTGCCGCCAAGTGGCAGCACGACAAGCAGGTATTGTTCTTTGACGAGCGAGGCGGCAGACAAGCCATGGTGGAGGCTGCCTGGCAGCTGCTCGACGAGGCCGACGTTGTTGTGGGCTACAACCATGTGCGCTTTGACATCCCCCACCTGCACCGCGAGATGGTGGAACTTGGCTACGGCCCACCCAGCCCGTGGGTAGACGTGGACCTGCTGACCGAGGTGCGCAAGCACTTCCGGTTTATGTCCAACAAACTCGGCGCAGTGCTCGACTCCCTCGGCCTGGACGCCAAAGAAGATCCTGGTGGCTTTAACACCTGGAAGGGCGTGCTGGCCGGTGACCCAAAAGCCTGGGACGTCATGACCCATTACTGCAAGGCTGACGTGCAGATCACGGAGAACCTGCTGACGTATCTGCAACCGTGGCTGCGCCTGCCGCACGCTGGCCTATTCACCGGCGACCTAGAGGGCTGCTACTCGTGCGGCGCTCACACCTTGACCCCGCACGGCATTGCCCGCACCAAGACCGCCGCCTACCTGCGGCTGGCCTGTGAGTGCGGTGCCTACAACCGCGTGATGACTGACGGCACCACCCGCCGAGCGTGACCCACCTAGGAGGCCTAAGTGATTGACCCTGCGCTTGCGTCCGAGGCAGTAGCCACGATGAACGGCGACCGGATGCGAACGCACGGCAACCCCCAGGACACCTTGGCGCGCATCGCGCAAATGTGGACGGGCTACCTGGGCAAAGACATTCACCCCACCGACGTTGCACAAATGATGGTGATGGTCAAGCAAGCCCGCAGCCGCCACGCCTACGACCGCGACCACTACCTGGACGCCATCGCCTACACGCTGCTGGCCGAGGCATCGGCCCGGCCATGAAGGTCAAGGTGACGGTGGGCGAGGTTGAGCTGTCACTAGAGGGCGTGGATCTCACGCCCCGGCAAATCTCTGGCTTCATCGTCAAGTGTGCGTCCATCGCCATGGCACTGACCGGCGAGGAAGAGGCCGAGAGCAAGGCCACCCTGGGCTTCACCGCCCACCTTGAACTTGACCCTGAGCGCAACCTTGTTGAGGTGGACCCTGACTGGTTTGAGGAAGAAGCCCCCTAGTCGTCACCTCCCATAAGCCCCCGGCTGCTCGTTCGCCTCACCGAGCAGTCGGGGGCATCTTCCCTATTTACAGGCCTGAAACAGCCTGAAAGGGTGCCTCGTCGGCCACAGCGGCGTAGCGCTGCGTGGTGGCAACCGACGAGTGCCGGCACACTTGGGCGATCACCAGCAGGTCCACACCCGCCCGCGTAAGTCGCGTGGCAAACGAGTGCCGCAGCTGGTGAAACACCGCCCCCTCAACCCCCACGGTGGCGGCTGCCCGCTGCCAGGCTCGATTGATGGACTGAGGCCACATATCCCAAATGGGTGTCACCTGGCCCTCATAAGGCTTCAGGACGTCCACCACCCGCTGGTGGGCGGGGATGTCGGCCACCAAGTCACCCTTGCCCTTAACGCGCAGCACTGGCCCGCCGTTTGCATACGTCAAGGCACTGCCGGGCAGGTTGCCCACCTCGCCTGCCCGCAGCCCAGCAAACGCCCCCAGGACGGTGAAGGCGTACTCACGCGGGTGCGTGCCCTCCAAGCCCATGAGCGCTTCTATCTGCTCGCTGGTCAGCGGCCTGGGCTGACGGCGCGGCGTCCTGGGTGTCTTGAGCATGTCGGTGGGATTGTGGTCAATCGCCCCAATGCGCACCAAGTCGGCGTAGACGGTTTTCAGCACCGAGATGTAGGCCGCCTTGGAATGACGGCTCAACTCGCGGCTGTTGATCATCTGCACAATGTCCTCAGCAGTCACCGTCAGCGGGTTCACCAGCCCCCGCAGCAGGTAAATGCGCTGGCGCATCGTGTCCACGCTCATTGTTTCGGCTTTCATGTATTCGATGTAGCGAGCTTCTAGGTCATCTTGTGGCTGCATAATCCGGTGCCGCTTGCTTGACATTGATGCCCCCGCATCATCACTGCTTGGTAGAACGTCGCGTAGCCTAGTCATCTAAGAATCCCCCCCCAGCAACCAATTCGGCCTACATCACCGGGAAAATTCCTTGGGCATGACCAGGTTATGCCCGGAGACACGCCACTATTCGTGCACAAATCCCACCTCATTGCGCGATTCATTGCTAACTTTTCTCCCGTCCGATTCACACCGGACGGCCTGAGTTAGTTAGTTCAGTGTGGGTTCGAATCCCACCCGGGGCACCATGCCCACTGAATAACTAGCGCAGGTCGTCCAGCCACAAGGCTGGGGGCCTTGCATGACTATTAGCGCACATCCCACTGGTGCCGCGCACCATTGGGGTCGGTCATTGACCGGTCAAAGCGCTCGTGACCTTTCGATGGGTCACACCCCCAGCGCCCATCGAAACCCGCCCCCGTGGCGTTGCCGTACCGATTCCGGCAGCGCTGCGGGGGCTTTTT